AGATAGTCGAGATATAAACATCTGCATTTTTCTCTTGCATTTTCTTTTCCTTTATCATACATTTGCCTTAAATAATTAAATCAAATGATGCAAACACCACAAACTTACTCTCCGAAGGACTTATTCTTTGGTAGCACGGGTAGAAAGAAACTCGTCAGCGGAGTTATTAAAATGTCACACGCGGTAAAAAGCACCTTGGGTCCAAGGGGTAACACTGTGCTCATTGAGTCATTAAACCACACGCACGGTATTACCGTGACCAAGGACGGTGTAACCGTAGCCAAGTCTATTGAGTTACTTGACCCGGTTGAGAACCTTGCGGTTCGTATGATGAAGGAGGCGGCAGACCGTACTGCTACATCAGCAGGTGATGGTACCACAACTGCTATTGTCTTAACCGAGGCTTTGGTCTTAGGTGGCATTGAGCATATCACTGAGACATCAAACCGCATTGAGGTGCTTCGCAACTTGGTGGACTTGAGTGACAAGGTGGTGGACAACCTAAAGCGTCGTGCAAAGAAACTAACAAGCTCAATGCTTCTTGACGTGGCTACCATCTCAGCCAACAATGACCGTGAGACGGGACGTATTATTTCTGACGTGTACAAGGCAGTTGGTAAGAACGGTATTGTGACTGTTGAGAAAAGCCAAACTGCTGAGACATATTCTGAGGTGACAATGGGTCTAAAGTTTGACCGTGGGTACACCTCTCCACTTTTCATCAATGACCAACGCAAAGATGAGTGTGTGCTTGAGGACACAATGGTCCTTGTGGCTGACATTGAGATTTCGAGCGTGCTTCAAATTGAGAACATTCTTAAACCAATCATTACTGAGGGGAAGAAGCTTTTGATAATTGCTCCTGCTACGACTAACGTGCTCAACACGCTTGCGGCAAATGTGATGAAGGGCAACCTAAAGGTTTGCATCGTGGCTCCGCCAAGTTTCGGATACAAGCAACACGAGCTGATGCACGACATCGCAGTGAGCGTTGGTGCTACATACTTCAGCGAGAAGACCGGTGATGACCTTAGCATCATCAACTACCTTGACCTTGGCCACGCTAAGAAAGTAACTGTATCTGCAGAGAGCACCATTATTATGAAGTCTGACGTGAAGACAAATGCTGAGGTTGTCACTGAGAGAGTTGAGCAGCTCAGAGTAGCCCTTGAGAATGCTACACGCAAGTCTGACAAAGACCATATCTTAGAGCGCATCGCGTCATTGACCGGTGGTATCGGTGTCATCTACGTTGGTGGCAACACTGACCTTGAGCAGAAAGAATTGTATGACCGTGTTGACGATGCGGTGTGTGCAGTACGCTCAGCTCTTGAGGAGGGTATCTTACCCGGGGCAGGCAAAGCTCTTGATGAGGAGGCGGACAAGTTAGTGTATGAGCTCGGAAATGAATCTCAGAATATCGCAGTTCAGATTCTAAAGTCTGCATTGAAAGCTCCAATGACTCAGATACTTGAGAACGCGGGTATATGCGTAACCAATGTGTATAATGGTCGTGAGGCTGACGGTGAGGGATTGAATCTAAAGACCGGTGAGAAGGGAGACCTTATCAAGATGGGAGTGATTGACCCGCTCAAGGTTACACGCAGTGCTCTGCAAAATGCAACGAGTGTTGCTACTACAATCCTAAGTACAAACGCGATTGTCACAATGGCTCGCTCTTATGACACAACCGATGGACAACAAGGATAGGGTAATTAGTATATTGGCTGCGCTGCTATTAATGATGATAGCAGTTGTATCCTATCAACGTACAGTGTACGAGGATGAGCTTGGGTCGATGAGACATCAAATGGGCATCAAAGAACAAATCATAAAACAACTTCAAAATGACAATGATTGAGAAACTTGTAGATTGGTATCCCGAGGAGAGCCTACTAATTGCTGATGGATTCAATGATGCCATCATAGGTATTGACGAGAGCTCTATGCGAATCATTTATTCTGTAACAAGGTGCATTGAGATACTATGCCTTGATGAGGAGATGGACGTAGATGATGCGATTGAGCATTTTAACTACAATGTAAAAGGCGCGTATGTTGGAGATAAGACTCCAATATGGTGTGAGGATAATTTTTAATTTTGCAAAATGAAACCAATAGGCAAATACATCGTCGTGGTCCCCATTGACGAGGAAGTAAAGACAGAATCAGGATTGATTTTGTCGGGGGAAGATGTGAATCAATTCAGATACAAGCGTGGTGTGGTGGTTGAGTCCGGAACCGAGGTGAAGAATATCTCAAAGGGAGACAAACTTTACTTCGATAAGGCGCATAGCTTCACAATGATTATCAAAGACACTCAGTATACCATCATTCGGGAAGCTGATGTCGTTGTTGTCGAATAAAAGCGTTCATCTCTTTGACCATATTACGGTAAACCTTGTCCGCATAAGATACATTCTTGAGGAACATAGGATTTTGAGACAGGCTAACGGGGATTTCTTCCCCGTTTAGTTTTTTATAGACGGATGAAATCATCCTAACCGCCTTGTATGATAGCTGATATAGCCCTTTGTACTGACCGCTGCGCTTTCTGAACACCTCAATCCACCCATCACGTAGTAATTTACCAAATCTTTTCTCGTCCCAAGGTAGAATCTCGTTGAACTCCTTGAACTTATCCTTGCTGAAGTATGATTCGGAGTAGAGAAACAGTAGCATATCAAGGTCGGCCTGATTCAATTTGTATTTTACCTTGACATAGTACCGGATTACTCTCCAATATTTCAGGTAGTCGTGCTTGCGAGATTTCATTTAAGTAAATTTGATTATATTTGTTGCGAAGATAAATTTTTTTACGATGGCAAACGAACAAAAACCAAAGGGTAGAATAAACCTTCAAGAAAGACTTGACAATGTTGCAGCTAAGAATGCTGAGATGACAAAAGTCAAGGCTATGCAGGAGGAGAACTACAAATTAAAGCAGCAAATGGGCCAACGTAAACAGGGAGCCCGTAAGAGTATGGCTTCAAAACTTACCGGCCTTCAAACATTGAAGGATACTTTAGGCAAACAGTTTGGTACAGGCAAAGTAGACCTGTCTGATTTAATGTAAAATTTTAAAACCCCTATAGAGATGAAAAACACAGGTATGAATGTAAAAGGAAAGAAGGATGTTCCTAATCTTCCTGCATCTGCACGTCTTCAACCACCAAGCGGTAGCGCAGGTAGTATGAAGAAGCCTATGAAAGGTATGGTTAAAGGTTCAACCAAAACTAAAATGAAGTAAGATGGCAAAGAAAGTTGTAACTGAAGAGCCTGCTCAAGAAGAGTTGGTTGTTCCTACAGTTGAGGAAACATCTACAAACACAGGTGGCCAATCAACTCGTGCTTATCGTTCATTTGCAGTTCCTTTTGGTGCTGCAGTAGCAGAGTCAATGAATAATCCTGTACAAAGTTCTGAAGCACAACCTGAAGTACAAGCTGATGGCGAACAAGAAGAACCTCAAGTGTAATAGACCTGTCGCTTCTGACCGTCCCGGAAAGAAGATGATGGTAAAAGCCTGCTCCGGTGGAGAAGAAAAGCTTCTCCACTTTGGAGCTAAAGGCTATGGCAACAATTATTCTGCTGCCGCACGTAAAAGCTTTAAGGCAAGACACAGTTGTGACACTGCCGATGATAAATTGACGCCACGTTATTGGTCGTGCAAGCATTTGTGGAAAGGCCCCGGTGGTCCAACCACATCTAACCCCTCAAATCGTAAAGGAAAATACTGATGAACAAAGCAATGAAAGAAGCCGCTAAGTATGAGTCTAAGAAATCCTTGGATGGTGCTATGAAATTTCTCAAGGGAAATGTCAAGGAAGCAAAGAAGACGTTGAAGAAAAAGAAGTCCTAATGATTAGGAAAGAATATTTGGTGTCTCAAGAATTAGAGACCCGTATAGCCTTGGAGTTATCCAATGAACTCTTAGATAAGGGAATCAATGCAAGTAACACTATTGTTGTAACTGTATCAACAGATTACTCATCTAACGTAGGACAACTCATTAGGCATTCTCTAACTCACAACGGAGAGATATGTGATGGCTTTGGTATTGACGTACCATATCCTGATGAGTCTTGGGATGACACGTATAAATTAGAGCTTCGTTCTCTGTTTCATTTGTATAGATACAAGTTAGAAGGAAAGAACATATTGTTTGTTGAGGCCGGTGTTATTAGAGGCTCCAACTATAAATTCCTAAATGACTTCTTGAGAAACAATAGGGGTATTTCAAACCCATTTTTTTTCTTAGCTTTGTTTGAAAACAAAAACTCTCTATTCAAGTCAGACTTTGTTGGTTATTACTATGATGATGACTCTCAAGATTTGACCTTTTGGTGGGAACAACCTAATAACCATTGGCTATGAAAGACGCCTGCTATAAAAAAGTAAAAGCACAGTATGATGTTTTTCCATCAGCAAGAGCTTCACAAGCTATTGCAAAATGCAGGAAGGCTTCAGGCAATGTGAAAAAATCTGAAGAGGGTACATCTCTCAAGCGTTGGGAGAAAGAGAAGTGGGTAGACACCCGAACAGGTAAGGCCTGTGGTGCCGGTGGTAAGAATGAATATTGTAGACCAACAACACGCGTGTCTTCAAAGACACCAAAGACAAAATCTGAAATATCACCATCCAAATTATCGGCTAAGAAAGCTGAAAAGTCAAGAGTTGGAATGGGTAAAAGAGTTTCAAAAATCTAATGCTAAAATTTTATATCTTTGCCTTATGGGTAAGTTTAGCGAATTAAGCAACAAGATTCAGAAGAAGCAAGGCATCAGCAAGAAATCTGCAGACGCTATTACTGCGACCATTGGCCGCGAGAAGTATGGCAAAAAAAAATTTCAACAAATGGCAGTGGCCGGTAAAAATAAAAAGAAATGAAAGCATCAATCACTAAGGCAGAGATGGATTCTGCTATCAGAAAAAACGCAGGAACTAAAAAACCATTGCTCAGTATCCCCGGGGCAGTTCTTGGAGAAAGCGCGGGTGAAGGTTGTTACGATGAGGCTATTGCTAATCGTACAATCAAAACTAAATTAAGCGGAATCATTTCAAAGAAATGAAGATAACTTATCATCCAAAGGAAAAGAGTAGAGGGCTTGGAGATACCATTGCAAAGTTTACAACTGCAACGGGAATCAAAAAAGTTGTCGATACTATTGCTGAAGCAACAGGCACTGACTGTGGTTGTAGCGCAAGACAAGAAGATTTGAATGATGCATTTCCATACGAACCTAAAAAATAAAAAGCTATGTCAGCATTCACATTGATTTATACAAGAGCACTTGAATTGTCTTTTTATAGTGATGATGTAAACATACCATTTCCAAACGTTGTAAAGACAGGTACTAACACATCTGTAGTTGCAAATAAATTAGTTGATTCAACTGCTAACTTTAGTGGCATACAAGTAGGTGATACTGTTTATAATAGTAGTGCTTTAATTTTAGCTTATGTAGTAGCAGTTGAAAATAATACAACATTGCTATTATCAGACGATGTTTTTACAGTGGGCTCTGAAAATTATACGATATACCAAGGGCAAAACTACGGGTGCTATATTTATATTCCTGCGGATGCGGGGGCAGGTAGCATAGTTGAGGTTGAAACGATTGGAGGAGATATTGTTTCATTTTATGACCCACCTGCGGGTGTGCTTCCTGTTCAAGTTTTTAAAATTAAGTCAGGTACAACTATCAGTAAATTGATAGCTCTTTGGTAATAAAAGACTGTAAAAATAAAAAGATATGTCAGCATTCACATTAGTTTACACGAGAGCAATTAATCTTCCATTTACAAGCTCTACTGTAAACATTCCGTTTCCTAATATTGTAAAAACAGGAGTTGCAACATCAACCGCATCATCTAAGTTAATTGATTCATCTACTAATTTTAATGGAATACAAGTTGGTGATATTGTATATAATACGGTCACATTTCAACCTGCTTATGTAGTAGGTTTTATTAACAATGACACACTAATATTATCTGACAATATTTTTTTAGCAACAAATAGTTACACCATATATCAAGGCAATAACTACGGTTGTTACATATACTTTCCGTATGTTGATTATGCAGTCTCGGGAGCTGCTACTATAAAAGTTGAAACTATTGGAGGAGATATTGTTACATTTAAGAATCCACCTGCAGGTGTTTTACCTGTTCAAGTTTTTAAAGTGATAGCTACTTCTCTTCTTAAATTAAGAATTGTTTGGTAATATGAAGTCTGTTGAAAACATACAGGACAGTGTGGCTGCAATAGCAACCTCTACTTCAGTTGTTAGTGCAGTAGCTGCTAAAGCTACAGAGCTTCAACCAATCATATCAGCAGTGTCCGGATTGATAGCTATCATTACCGGACTTTTTGCTATTTGGTATTACATCAAAAAAATAAACAAGATAGATGGCAAAGCAGTTAGCGACTCAGAAGAAAAATAGTAGTAAGGTTTCAAGACCCGGGATACATTCAAAAACAAAAACGAGTGTGTCTAAGCAAAGTAAGAACTACAAGAAACAATATAAAGGCCAAGGACGATGAACCTATCTAAGCACTTTACTTTAGCGGAAATGACTTTTAGTCCTACTGCGATTAAAAAAGGTATTGACAATACGCCAAATGCACAGACAGTTAGAAATCTTCAAACATTGTGTGAAAAAATTCTTGAGCCATTGCGTGTTCATATTGGTGGGCCAATTAAAGTGAGCTCAGGTTTCAGAAGCGAGGTTCTCAATTCGCTCATAGGCGGGGCAAAATCAAGCCAACACAAAACGGGGCAAGCAGTGGACATCGATTTAAAAGATAAGTCCGCTATGGCCTTTAAATGGATTATGGAGAATCTTGATTACGACCAAATCATTTGGGAGTTTGGTAACGACAGTCAACCTGATTGGATTCACGTATCATACTCTACAAAGGGCAATCGTAAAAATGCTATGAGAGCCATCAAGTCTAATGGCAAAACCAAATACGTTCCTTACAATGGATAAAAAGCCGCGTAAAAAGTTTAGAAACACTAAGGTTGGTCAGTTCTTAAAAGAGAAATCTCCAAAGATATTAGATGTTGTTGGAGATATTCTTCCTGACAGTGGGGCTCTTGGTATTGCTAAGAACTTAATCAATATGGCTGAGGACCTCACTCAAGAAGAGAAGGACAGTCTTATTGTTGAAATCAACGATATGATTGAGTTGGCTAAGATTGAGTTTGAGGATAGACACTCTGCACGTAACCGTGAGATTGAGATTGCTAAGCTGCACAAGAAAGACTTTATGTTTATCGCAACAGGTATCGTAGGGTTGTTAGCCTTCTCATTTATTGTCTATGCTATCGCGTTCCTTCATATTCCTGATGAGAACAAAGAGATATGGATTCACCTTATAGGTATTACCGAGGGTGTTGTGCTTTCTATTTTTGGGTACTATTTCGGTAGCTCAATCAAGAGAAATGCTTAATAAGAAATTTCTACTATCTTTGTGGAAATAAATTAAATCAAAATCAAATGGAAGCTACAGTTGTAACCAACGAAGAATTGAAAAAGATTCAAGAGATGACATCTAAGTTTAATGAAGCTAAGACTGCTCTTGGAGATATGGAATTGCAAAAGCAAGGATTGCTTAGACACATTGAAATGATGCGTATGGAGTTCTCTCATAATGAGAAAGCACTTATCGACAAGTATGGTGAAGACGCTATCATCAATGTTCAAACAGGACAGATAACGCACAAACAAAAATAATAGTGGCTAAGATTAGTACATATCCAACTGCCGGCATTGTAACTCTTTCTGATATGCTTATCGGAACAGAGGTTGGTAATAACAACGCTACAAAAAACTTCTCAGTAGGGGATGTGTTAAATCTTTTCAATGACCCTGCGGTATTGACAGGATTTGTTCCGTATACCGGAGCTACTGCGAATGTTGACTTAGGAACCTTTACTCTTTCTTCAGGAGGAGCAGACTTCTTTGGTTCTATATATCTTGATGATGCATTGCTTGACGGTGCGGGGAATCCGGGTACTGTGGGGCAGATATTGTCATCCACTGTTACGGGAACTCAATGGGTTGATATTTCAAACATTTCAAATGTATTTCAATACGAGATACACGTTAGCCAAGTGGACGGTAACGACACTACAGGCGATGGTAGTTTGCTTAATCCTGTTGCAACTATTACTTATGCATTGACTTTATTGACCGGGTCTCGTAAAACAATTATTGTTCACCCCGGCTCGTATACCGAAAATGTTACGGTTGCAAACACTAATACTACAATAGCTACAACCGAGTTAACGGGTGCAAATACTCTTTTATCGGGAACTTTAACTATTGGTTCGTTGGGTTCGGGGTCACGTATTTCGGGCTTGAAGATGACTAATCTTGTTATTAGTGGAACGGGACAAGCCTATATAAGTAATTGCACAGTCGATACTAAAGTAACAAAATCATCGAGCGGTTATGTTGAGATTATCAATAGTGAAATGCAATGCACTTTAGGTATTCAAATTTCAGGTTCAAACATCACTCTTATTAACGGTAATAAAAATGTTGCTGTATCAGTTAGTAATGCATCAGCACAGGTTATTATAAAAGGCTGTAATAGTGTAGTAACACCGTCTGCAAGCGCAGGTAATTTGGCAATAGTTGATTGTATTGTAACAGCTTTAGGTGGAAATGCTATAACTATTACAGGTGCTTCAACCACTTTAACTTTGGCTAATAGTCAAGTTCTTGTTCAAGCAGGTAATAGTGTAGCTCCAATTAGTGTTGCAGGTATTTATTCAATATTTAATACTGTTTACGATAAACCAACATCATCTCTTACAGGAATTAGTACTAACTCCATTGATTATTTTCAATTTATCAACGCAGATAGATTACTTATGCAAAATGGAACAGCTCCATCTGTAAGTCTTGCGGGTGGTGGTATTCTTTATGTAGAAGCTGGAGCATTAAAATATAGAGGTTCTTCAGGAACAATTACAATAATTGCAGTAGCATAAAAAATAATAATGGCTAAGATTAGTACATACCCCATAGTAGGCAGCCCAACTCTTTCTGATATACTTATCGGAACTGATGTTGCTGACAGTAACAACACAAAGAATTTCTCTATAGGTGGTATGTTGTCTCTTGCTAATGACCCGTCTATATTGACAGACTTTGTTCCATATATAGGAGCCACTCAAGATGTAAACCTTGGAACGTTTGGTATTACTGCGGGCTTTGGTGACTTTGCAAACTTATCAATAAATGGAGAGCCAATCTCTTCTTACGGTCAATTTGTTAATATGAACACTCAGTCAGGAATTATTATTAATACTGCTGAGCCTGTTAAGTTTACAATCCCGGGTATATTAGACGGTATAAACATTGCGTCTAATACAACGTTTACAGTTGATTATGAAGGGGTATATGTAATTAATTTAAAAGCAAGAGCGGTTCATTCATCGGGTGGTGGAGATGCTCAGCTTTCTTTTTGGATAAGAAAATTAGGTCTTAACATTCCTTATTCTCGTCAAGTATATACTATTCCAAATACTCACACTCAAGAAATATATTATTCTTTTATGATGAGAATATTGCCTACTGAGACTGTTGTGCTTTATTGGACTACAAGTAATCTAAATGTAACATTAGCATCGTCAGTAGCGGGCGGCCCTTATCCTGAGTCTCCATCATCTATTATTGAGATTTACAAAGTAGCAATGTAATGAATGGTGAGATTCGTAAAATATCTGTAGGCCCTGACTATAAAAGCGCAATGCACTATATGGTGGGCCAAAATATATTAGGAGACACGAACGAGATACATCACATTAAGCACAACATTAAAAAGTTTTCCTTCCAAATCTTCATCATCAATAAAAAAGAAGAGGTAGTTTTGTGGAAAGAGTTCAGTCAATCAATTCCAATTTCAATCGAATTTAATATAGATTTCTAATGAAATCCCCATTCTATTTCATCACCAAACCATTAGAAGGAAAAAGATATAACAACACAAAAGACATAGGAGGAATAGAGTTCATCGTCAATACATCTGAGGAAGAACACAAATTCTCTAATCGTGAAGCGGTTGTTATAGAAACACCTTTAGGTTACACCGGTCCAATCGAGCCCGGTGATATTTTACTTGTCCATCACAATACTTTCAAGTTCTACAACGATATGAAAGGCAGAAGGAAGAGCGGCAAGAGTTTTTTCAAGGAAGACATTTTTATGATTGAGTACGACCAATTCTTTCTGTACAAAAAGAAAGACAAGTGGTTTGCTCACGATAGATACTGCTTTGTAAAGCCTATTCCGGCTATTGATTCTTACATCAAGAAGCCATTCTCAGAAGAACCACTGATGGGTATTATGAAATATCCAAATGAGTATCTTGTTTCTCAAGGTGTAAATGCAGGAGATAGTGTGACATTTGGCCCTGATAGTGAGTATGAGTTTAGTGTAGATGGCGAGAAGCTATACCGAATATATGACCATCAAATAACAATGAAATTATGAATCTACTTTGCATTGATGATGTGCTCTTAAATCCAAAGGAGTACGTACAGGATATTTTACAATACGGTTTCCAAGACTATGCTGATGGATGGAAGGTTTTTAAAAACGTGCAGGCACGAAGCAATGATGAGTTTGAAAAAAACGTCTTAGAATTATTCCCGAATTACGAAGCTAAATGGAATTTTGTAAGACAGTCTCCACTTAATCAAGAGGAACCAAACTTCATTCATACGGATGAGATGATGGGAGACATCACAGTTATTTTGTACCTTAGTCAAAATCATCCTGACAATGATGGAACAACTTTATATGACGGAGATGGCAAACCTATGTGCGTGGCTTACTCTAAGTTCAACAGAATGGTTGCGTTTGATTCAGATTGCCCTCACTCAAGAAACATATTTGAAAACTTTGGCGAAGGGGATGAGGCTCGTTTAGTACAGGTTATATTTTTAGAACAAAAAATATGAGCAAGGAATTAAAAGAGAAGATTATCTCAGCGGGATACAAGGCGGTAGAACATCTTATTGAAGTTGCCGAGGAGAAGATTATGCAGAAGCACGTTGACAGTGACGGAGAGGTGTCAGAGTTAGCTGCAGATAGACTAAAGAATGCTGCTGCTACAAAGAAGATTGCCATCTTTGATGCCTTTGAGATTCTTAGTAAGATTGAAGCAGAGAAAGAAGCTCTTGAGTCTATCGATAAAGGGCCGAGCAAGGTGGATACAAAACAAGGATTTGCAGAACGAAGGTCAAAATAACTTATACCGCGTACTTGATAAGTATGTTCCCGGTGTTGCGATTGCCAAAAAGAACAAGGCTAAGTCTTGGGATTATGGATACAACAAGGAATATGACTTCGTTGTTATATCTAAGACAGGGGAGATTGGAGATATTATTCGGATAGCTGATTTGAATATAGCTCTTCCTCCAACTCCAAGTTCGTGTCTTCAAAGACACGCGAAAAAAAAAGAACAGTATTGGGAAAGAGAAGAGCTTCCTTTTGCTCTTGCAAAAATTCAAACTATATTTCAATGGAATGATATGTCCTCCGAGTTTAAGAATCGGTGGGTAGATTACATTGAGCGTCAGTTTGATTATCGAGAAGAAGGAATGTGGTTTATGAACAATGGAGTCCCTACCTACATAACGGGGGCTCATTGGATATACTTGCAGTGGTCAAGTATTGATATAGGATACCCTGATTTTCGAGAGGCTAATAGAATCTTTTGGATTTTTTGGGAGGCGTGTAAAGCTGATGATAGATGTTTTGGAATGGACTATCTAAAGATACGTCGTTCCGGATTTTCATTTATGTCATCATCAGAATGTATTAATACAGGTACGCTTGTGAAGGATGCTCGTGTAGGTATACTATCTAAAACAGGAGCTGATGCTAAAAAAATGTTTACCGATAAGGTTGTTCCTATTAACAACCGCCTTCCTTTCTTCTTCAAGCCTATTATGGATGGAATGGATAAGCCAAAGACTGAATTGGCGTATCGCGTTCCGGCTTCAAAGATTACGAAGAAGAATATGTTTGACTCTTCTCAGGAAATAATAGAGGGTCTTGATACAACAATCGATTGGAAAAATACTGAGGATAACTCATACGATGGAGAAAAGCTAAGGCTCCTCATCCACGATGAGAGTGGTAAGTGGACTAAGCCAAACAATATCAAAGAGAATTGGCGTGTAACAAAGACCTGTCTGCGTTTGGGTAGTAAGATTATTGGTAAGTGTATGATGGGGTCAACCTCTAATGCGTTAGCAAAGGGAGGTCAGAACTTCAAAGACATCTATGAAGACTCTCGAGTCCTTTCACGAAACGCAAACGGTCAGACCAAGAGTGGGCTATACGCTTTGTTCATTCCAATGGAATGGAATATGGAAGGGTTCATTGACCTTTATGGTATGCCTGTATTTAGAAGGCCGGAGAATCCAATACGCGGTGTTGATGGTGGATGGATTACTAATGGTGCCATTGACTATTGGGAAGCTGAAGTAGAGTCATTGAAGAATGATGCAGATGCGCTGAATGAGTTTTATAGACAGTTCCCGCGCACGGAATCGCACGCTTTCAGGGATGAGAGTAAGCAGGCTTTGTTTAACTTGACCAAGATATACCAACAGATTGATTACAATGATACGCTCATAAAAGAGCATCACGTAACTCGAGGTAATTTTATGTGGAAAGATGGAATCAAGGATAGCAAGGTAATCTTTATGCCGGATAAACGAGGTAGGTTCTTAGTAAGTTGGACACCAAAGAAAGAACTTCAGAATAATGTGCACGAGAGAAATGGAATTAAGTTCCCGGGCAATGAGCATCTTGGCTCGTTTGGTTGTGACTCATACGATATATCTGCAGTTGTTGATGGGCGAGGTTCTAATGGAGCTCTGCACGGTATGACTAAGTTCCATATGGATGAGGCTCCTGTCAATGAGTTCTTCTTAGAGTATGTTGCAAGACCACAGACCGCAGAGATATTCTTTGAAGATGTATTGATGGCGTGTGTGTTTTATGGGATGCCGGTATTGGCAGAGAACAATAAGCCTCGATTACTATACCATTTTAAGAATAGGGGATACAGAGGGTTTTCAATGAACAGACCCGACAAGCAATTTGCAAAGCTATCTAAGACAGAAAGAGAACTTGGCGGGATACCCAACTCATCTGAAGATGTTAAGCAGTCTCACGCTTCTGCTATTGAGTCATACGTAGAGAAGTATGTTGGTATGGACTTGTCCGGCACATATAGAGACTCCGAAGAAATGGGTAGTATGCCATTCACAAGAACACTTGAAGATTGGGCTAAGTTTGATATAAATGATAGAACTAAATTTGACGCATCTATTAGTTCGGGATTAGCCATTATGGCGAACCAAAAACATCTTTATATGCCTGAGAAAAAAGAAAGCAAAATAAGTATTAACTTCGCAAGATACAAGAATGATGGAACAATTAGTCAAATGATTCAATGAAAGATATAGTAATAAACGTTTTGTCTGCCGGGTTCCCAAATCAATTTGCTACTGATGCGGAGAAAGCTTCCGATGCTTATGGCCTTCAAGTAGGTCAGGCCATTCAGTATGAGTGGTTCAGAAAAGATGGGGGCGGATGCAGATATTACTCTCAATGGAATGAGTTCCATAAATTGAGATTGTATGCTCGTGGTGAGCAGTCTACAGGTAAGTATAAAAACGAATTAGCAGTAGATGGAGACTTATCTTATTTGAATTTGGATTGGACACCGGTTCCTATAATCCCAAAGTTTGTTGATATTGTTGTAAATGGAATGTCTGATAGATTGTTTAAGGTTAAGGCGTATGCTCAAGATGCAATGTCTCAAGCCAAGAGGAACAAGTATCAAGAGATGATTGAGACTCAGATGGCAGGTAAACCTGTTCTTCAAAAAATCAAAGACCTTACAGGTGCTGACCCATTTATGATGGACCCTGAAGAACTTCCGGAGACTGATGATGAGTTGTCATTGTATATGCAGCTTAACTATAAGCCGGCTATCGAGATTGCAGAAGAGGAAGCCATCAATACAATTTTTGACGAGAACCATTATCAAGATATTCGATGGAGACTTGATTACGATGAAACAGTTCTTGGAGTCTCTGTAGCAAAACACGAGTTTCTTCAAGGCGCAGGAGTTAAGTTGTCATACGTAGACCCTGCAAATGTGGTCTATAGTTATACTGAAGACCCACACTTTAAAGATTGTTTTTATTGGGGAGAAATCAAAACACTTCCAATTACAGAATTGTATAAGATAGACCAATCGTTAACGTCTGAAGACTTAGCTGAAATATCTCAGTATAGCCAAGGTTGGTATGACTACTATAATGTAGCTCGCTTTTACGAGAACTCCCTTTTCAGCAAAGACACCTGCACGTTGATGTATTTCAACTATAAGACAACAAAAAAAATTGTCTACAAAAAGAAAGTTCTTGAGAATGGCGGAACCCGTGTAATTGAAAAGGACGACAACTTTAACCCTCCTACAGAGATGATGGAGGAAGGCAACTTTGAAAAGATTGAAAAGGTTATCGATGTTTGGTATGAGGGGATTATGGTTATGGGAACCAATATTCTTCTTCAGTGGAAGATGTCTGAGAATATGGTACGCCCTAAGTCAGCATCTCAACACGCATTGCCAAACTACATAGCTTGTGCGCCTCGAATGTACAAAGGAGCTATTGAATCATTGGTTAGAAGAATGATTCCATTCGCTGACTTGATTCAGATTACCCACCTTAAATTACAACAAGTCATTGCACGTGTTGTGCCTGATGGTGTATTCATTGATGCCGATGGATTGAATGAAGTTGACTTGGGTACAGGTGCAGCTTACAATCCTGAGGATGCACTTCGATTATATTTTCAAACAGGTAGCGTAATTGGACGAAGCTTTACACAAGATGGTGACTTCAACAATGCTCGCGTTCCTATAACACAACTTACCTCTAACTCAGGAGCATCAAAGACACAGATGTTGATTGCTAACTACAATCACTATATGGATATGATTAGGACTGTCACAGGTCTTAATGAAGCGCGTGATGGTTCTACTCCTGACCCTAACTCATTGGTTGGATTACAGAAGCTTGCTGCGCTTAATTCTAATACTGCAACAAGACATATTCTTGAGGCAGGTCTATATATCTATCGTTCATTAGCGGAAGCTATTACGTATCGTGTTGCTGATATTTTAGAATATTCTGATTTCAAAGATGAGTTTATCAATCAAATAGGTAGATTCAATGTGTCAATATTAGGAGAAATATCTGATTTGTACATATATGACTTTGGAATCTTTATCGAGGTAGCTCCTGATGAAGAGCAAAAGAATCAGCTTGAGCAGAATATTCAAGTGGCATTGTCAAGAGGCAACATTGATATTGAGGATGCGATTGACATTAGAGAGATTCGTAATATCAAGCTTGCTAATCAACTACTCAAGTTAAAGAGAACTAAGAAAGAGCAAAGAGAAGAGAAGATGGCAATGCAAAAGCAAGCTATTGTTTCTGAGCAACAACTTAAATCTCAAGAGATGGCAGGTCAAGTTGCTATGCAGAAGATACAGATGGAAGCTCAATCTAAGATGCAGATGAAACAAGCTGAGGTAGCATTTGATATTGAGAAGATGAAACAGGAGGCTATGCTTAAAACTCAGCTTATGGCTGAAGAGTTTAAGTATAACCAACAACTTGCTCAGCTTCAATCAGGCACGCTGAATCAGCGTGATATGCAGAAGGAAGAAGCAAAGGATAAGAGAATCAGTATTCA